AGCTTGATAAATCAACATTCGTAAAATGTAACTGATTTTTGAATTTTGAAAAATTGAAATCAAAAACCCGAATTCCTTACCAGCCCATATGAGAACAAATTTCAGGGCCGGCCATGGTATATCATGAATGCTTAATAGCAGGTGTTGTTTATCAAACTCATCTGCTATTTTCTTTTTGCCTTTTGATATTCCCGCTTGGCTTTCTTGATACGGTAGTCAATTATCATTCTTTGATAATCAACCTTAAGCACCACAGATACACCAACAAAAGCCATCAGCAGGAATGGAGATAGGAACAATAACATCCACCACATTATACCAACCCGAACCTTTCCACTTTTGATACCTTCAGCTTAGGAACCTTAATTGAGAACTTCCCATCGCCAACGTAACGAGTCATAATATCTAACCCGACATTGTCGCTAGCAGATTCAACCAAGATACGCTCAACCGGAACGCCAAGCCCAATATTTATATCGGCCAATGTGTCCCCGATATAATCAGGACTAACACGAGTAACAGACCGCACTTCCTTACCGTTCAGATATAAGGCGCTCGTTTTGGATAACTTAACCAACACCAATTCCATTTTCCCATCACCTCGCTCCATCAGATTAGCCACATTCAATTTCAAACCAAAAGACATATAATCTATCGGATTGAAGTTAAAACTCCTTAAACATTAGTTATTTGCTATTTACGGTTATAGTATTAAAACAAAAAATAGAAATGCCCTACTCAAAACCAAATTTTGAATAGGGTTATAAAAACTAAAAATCAAACCACCGGGTATAAAACCAAAATCACAACCCAGGGTACGGCACTTCAAATCAACTACCAGGGTCTTACTTAAGCCCCGACTTGTAGTCCCAAGCACCCATATCTTCCTTAGCCGTCTTACGGTTATGGCAAGACTCACATAATGCTTGGTGATTCGACGCATCCCAGAACAACTTCATATCCCCCTTGTGCGGGATAATGTGGTCCACTACCGATGCCAAAACCATCCGGTCATGTTTTGCGCATTCCTCACACAATGGATGAGAGTCAAGGAATGCTATCCGATACTTGCGCCATCGGCCATCATAACCGCGCCTAGCGCTAGACCCACGGAACTGATCATAGCGAGCCTTATCTTCATCGGCCATCTTCACATGCACTTCACAGTACTTGCTACTCGTCAGCGCTCCACATCCTGGAGCCGCACACTGTTTCTTGAATGCCATTCCTTCACCCCCAACACATAATAAAAAGGCCAGGCATGGCCCAACCTTAAGGAGAGATTATATACCACGCGTGACAGTCGCGTGCCAAGTAGCGCGTATTCCGATTAGCCTACCTGGTTTTCTTGGTATCTTAATACTAGCACAAAGTTAGTGTTGCGTTCCGTCTCACTTTGTCGCATTCCGTCGCATTTTGTCGCAAAGTGTCGCATTTTGCCGGTAAAACACACGCATCATCGTAGATATGTTCACCTACCAGCGCATCATCAACACCATTTAATCTAGGTAAATATACCCTGGCAGTTCACTTGGCCGGTATTGGCGCATCGCATCTAGCATTTTGGCATACGCATCAGGGTCACACGATACGCCTTCCAGTTCTTCTAGTGCGTTCCGATGAATAGCATCCATGGCATCAACGAATATAAACGCATCATCCTTGCTATTGAACTTAGCAAGCCTAGTCATCATGAGTTTCCCCTCAATACCGAATGTAATACGGAATGTGTATTCACTACTCATTCTACTTCGCTCCTACCAAATAATTTCATAACTTGGATTGTCATTGGAAATTAGATTCCCTAGATCACTCATCATACCGTCAAAGGCCCATTTTGAAAATACCAGTTCTCGTAGTTCTTCTTTTATGGCTCCTCCATTTTCGATGATGCTTTTGATGAATATTTCTCTGTTTTCTGCACTGATAAAGATAATTGAGTAACTCCTTACTAAACCATTATCAAATATCACTCTGAAGTTGCACCCATATAATGTCCTATTACCATTGAAATTAAAATCGGTAAGTACCATACCCTATTCCTCCTCCGCCACATAAGTCTTATTAAAGTACTTCTCAAAGAACTCATCTATATCCATAACAGAAAGGTTAGCTTCTAACTTCGATGGGAATTCAGTCACCTGGCCCCACCATTCCTTATTTCTTTTTTGAGTCATACCATGTCGCTTCTCCATGTAGGCTATCGCTTTTTCCTTTTTACAGAAGGCAGCTTGCGCTACTCGCAATGACCTAACCCCAACTAATAGATAGATATTCACCACATATACTTTCATCTACCCTATGGCCTCCTTCTTGAATATCTCTTTGAAGGCAAGTAGCCCGAACCCGTGTATACGGTATATCTGAGACCGTGACCGTAATAGGTCATCTGAGATCTCCACCCAGTCCCGCCGGTTCAGGTACCGCTCGCGCAATACAAATCGTTGCTTCTCGTCTGGCACCCTACTAATCATCTGAGACGCCTTATCTCGCATCATGACCGTATGGCTTATCTGGTTCATCAAACGCTCCCGAATCTCCATCATCTGCACATAGGTATCATCAGTTGATTGCATCCCACTTGTTTGAACCTTCATATCTGACCAGCTAGGTGACGAAAGCAGTGTCGCTTCTACTTGTCGTAACTCATTCCGCAAGGAATTCACTTCCTTTTCAGACCAGTACACCGTTTTTAAGAACTCCTTAGCTTCCAAGTGTTCACCTCCTAAACGAATGGGACGAATAGAACCCCATTTACTAATGCTAACGGTCCGTCTAACGCTTCTTGCAAGTCCTCAAATTCTTTAACAGACTTTAGCTTGACCGTGCTCACCTTATCGCCAGCTAGTTCTTCAGTTTTGATTTCAAATTTAGTTAGACGGTCATCCTTTGACGCATCCCATTCTAAGTTTGCTTTATCTGCTAGAATGAATTCTCGCCCCTTAATGTCACTAGGCGCTTGCTTAGGCTCCATAGCTTCCATGGTATCAGCTAACTGTTCTAGCACCTTGTCCAGCTTCCAGTCATCAACGTATAAGGGCCTTGCTTCTCCCTGAAGTAGGATGCCTACCCCCTTATCATTTTCAAATAAGCCGACAATCCGGCTGGCGTCTACTACCACAACCCCAAATCTTACAAACTTCTGATTCATCATACTTTTTCAAGACCTTTCTTAGCTTTTAACATTTCATTCCACAATTCACTTGCCGTGAACTTTGAAAAACCAATGAGCGTCCCATCATTGAACAAGATATTACATACTCTCTCAGTAGGATCCTGTACATCCCATGCTGCTTGTATCTTTCTGATTTGAAGCATGACGCCATTGATAACAACATATATGCGCTCATCTTTATTCCCCATATTTATGACACCATTCTGCCCCTTCTTATTTTATTTTCCCTAAGGCTTTCCAAAAGTCCTCCGCACAGACTCCTTTATGTAGAGATTCAGTTCCATCAGTAAACCGAATCACACATACATTTTGGACCTCTCTTGACGCGTCAAAAATACTTTTAATCAGATTCACTCTGATAATCAAACTATCAATTCTTATAAATGTGTTCTCAATCATTTTATAACCCTGCTTCCCTTTCTAATACACTTCGCCTAGTAATCATTTTGACCCCGTACATGTCATAGACAGTCTCCTGAAACCTTACAGACGGAAAGCCCTTGAGGTCTAGCACCCTGGCCACACTGTTCCGGTCCAATGATATTTCATTTGCAAACCTGGTAGTTGACATGTTCAGGTCTTTTATGACACCCAACAACTTTTCCTGGTTGTGTTTCAGATACGGCATCATATCAATCGGCTTGTGAGCGTATGGATCATAGAACTTCTGACTCAGTTCAATGCACTCTTGCTTGACATCAGGCGACCACTTCTCATTGAGATTACGAGCAGTGTATTCTAACACCTTTTGACAAGATTCCTTATCCTCACTCCATCGCATGCGCCAATTCTCCAATCTTATAGATTGTTACCTGGCTAGGTATCCAGTCACGAATGAAGTTCACGACATCATCAAAGTGTTTAGCCTTTAGTTGTGAACGTGTTGCCGTCCCAGCAATCGCATTGATGCTAGATCCAATGTCCTTATACAATAACTTTTTAGCTTCTTGACTACCTTGGATATTCTTAGCTTCAAGGTATTCTCTGATTCTTTGCCCAATACACTTATTGATAAAGCTATAAGAACTTGGACTAAGCGGCGTATTATCTTCCAATTCTGAGACACGATTTTCTACATCACTTAAGTGAGCATCCGTCTCATTCATCGCTTGGAACATTAGCTGCATAGCTTCCATCGGATTATGTGGCACCTTGTAGACCCCTGTTGTCCGAATCTCTTTGAGGATTGCCTTGACCTGTTTCTTAAACGACTTAGCCACTGCCTTACGAGATTGCATCAGAACTTCATACAATCCATCTTCAGTCAGGAACCAAGCATCCCGTTTCTGACCTGACACAAACAATGTTTGTATCTGCTTCTCGTCTTCATCCACATTACGAATCATCGTAGACACATCGCTATGCTCAATCCAGCTAGCAACATCTTTCGCCAGGAACAGTGGCTCAGCCACCGTTCCATAGATGCGAAAGTTCTTACCCAACACTTCATGTCGGCTAATTACCTTCAGTTCCATCTTCCTCATCCTCCTCTTTAACGTATGAACCGCCCTTCATAACCCCCTTGCGGTTCTTGATAACGTCGTATGCTTTCACATAACAATCAACCGGATCTAAGTCCTCTGCATTGCAGTAACTATTCAGCTCGCAAGATAGATTCGTCAACGAACTAATCATCGTTTCTTTGTCAATCCGTGGCTCCATAATGTCTTCAGCAACCAGCCCAAGCGCAACCCCAATCCGTAATAGGTTGTTGGCTCCACCGTCTACTGCTTCACGTTCATTTGCCAGGTAGAGACATTGATAAGGACTTAATCCATTTTGTAGACAGACCATCGTCATAACAACGATCATATCGCCAACGGCATCTTTCCATTCTGCTAGCCACTTATCTAGCCCAGTCCCTTTGTACTTCAAATGGGCACGGCACAACTCACCGAATTCCTCATAGAGTTTAGCAACTTGAGACGCCTTATCTCCATCTTCAATGCCGCGTTCCTTACCCCACTTCAACACGGCTTCTATTGTTTTTTCAAGTTTAATTGCCTTCATCATTTCAATTCCCCCAGATTCATCTATTTTTTGTTTTATATTTTGAGTACAGATCCACAACTGCAAGTGAAGCAATCGCAGAAAAAAACACTGTACCAATAACAATTAGGATAATTGTTAACCAGTTCAAGACCAGCCCCACACGTTCATAAAAGTAAGACGTTCTATCTACTATCCACATGTCCCTAATCATTTTCAATATGTCATATACTATTTGATACATCATCCTTACGCTCCTCTGCCATCTTTGCTACAAAAGCCGGTAAGTTAAAACCTGTCTCACTCTCGATAAGGCCAATCATATCCTCAGCAGTAGCATGCTTAGATGTGATGTGCCCCACCTGGACAGTTATGTCCTTCATAGTGTTCTCCAACCGCTGCTTGCCGAACCCGTACTTATCCCGGAGCACCATCATGGTAGCACCTAGGTAGTTATAAAGAGCTTGCTCCATCCGGTCAGCGCAATACTGATGGATAAACTCGCCATGCTTTCTTAGCACTTGGTTCTGGTAATCGTAAGCAGGTGTTTTCTTGATGAGTTGTTTGATGCGTTTTTTATTCATCGGTCAACACCTCATTCGTCATTTTAAGAATTTCATCCAAGGATTCTTTGACCGAGATAGAGGCGTATGGAAAATGAACCTCTGACCCTTCATCTAATGTTTCAATAAACGTCACCATGTTAAAATTAACGCCTATCTTGCTACCGTATCTGCTAGTTAAGTAAATAATCATTTATATCCCACCCATATTAAATTCCATTCAATGCCTAATTTTTTCATAACCTGCTTAGCTTTATCTTTTTCAAATTTTGTTGCGCTTGCAGGGTACGTCGTTACCTGGTATTGTTCACCATCATTGTTTTTATGCTCGATTACATAATAGGTTTGCTTCTTCCCCCAATTATCCGGTGTCTTAATAAGGTAGACCCTTTCCTCTTCCACCGTATAACCAAACTGCATCATGTTTGCCAGAACTGATACTATGTCTTGTTCGTTAAACCATTCCTGGACTTCTTCCGGCATTTTTCCTTCTTCCCACATTTTTACCAGATCTAATAACCCAAGTTCCTTAGGTCTGCATTTCCACCAAATTGATACATCCAAAGGAACCATCGGCTTGAGTGATTCAGCAAATTCCGCAATTTCACGATTCCCTTTGAAGTCGATATTCCCATTGTGAGTTGACAATGTTACGAGTCCTCTCAATTCATTGATGTCCATCAGAACGGGACCTCGCTTGTTTCAACTTTCCACTTCAAATCAGCAATGCGCCGATTAAGCATTTTATTGTCACTTTTCAGTTGCATCAGCTCATCTTTCAGCTTGGACCTTTGATACTGTAGGCTATTTACGTGTAATTTGAGTTCCTCGTTTTCTGCCAATAATTTTTCTGGATCTAGCACTGGCTTAAATTCCGGGAAGCCGGCAACCGGTCTTAATTCTTTGCCTTCTTCCACTAATTCGTACCGACGTTCAAATATTTCCAGTGGTAAAATCCAAACACTTTCTCCTAATGTTCCTTTCTCAGTGTAGACAACAAACTTCCGCGACGTCATTTCTCCCATTGCTACCGCGACAGGCATTACCACATCTCCAAACCTCACATTTCTGTAATGTTTACCTGGTTGTAATTCGTTCATCACTTCTCCAACTCCTTAATCTTCTGTTCCAAATAAGCAATGCGGCGCTTCTGGCTATCCCTTTCTCTCACTAGTTGATTTACTTGTAAGATTTTCAATGCCATCATTTCATTCATATGCTTCATACAGGAAAGCATCCTCTCGTTTTCTGCAATGAGTTCTTCGTATGTTTTCACCTTTCTTCACCTTCCACAAAGTATCCAAACTGTTTAGCATTTACGATTATCTGGCAACAAATAGAATCAAAGTTATCTGGCGTTATACCTTCGCGGCAATTTTCAAACCACATTAAAACTTTTTTTATTTCGTCAGAAATTCCTTCTGGATAGTAATATGCATCAATGATTTTGAAATAAGCCTCACTTGAAGATTTTCCCTCGATCCATTCCGAAACGAATTTTGGAAATACCGGCTTCAATGACTTGAGATACTCAATCTCTGTAACAGCCTTATCAAACAACATCTGACTGCCTAACGTAGACAACGTATAGAACTCACGTTTGATAATGTCATCAAGCTTCATCATTCATCCTCCTCATCTTCTAGACAACCAATCCAATCAATTCTTGCAAAGAATTTTCCGTTATAGTAATCTTCATCAACCTTTTCGTATTTCTCATCCTCTAGCCATTTTTTCGCTCTATCTTCTGTCTTAAAGAGAGTGTCAGCATATATTCCGTCTAGAGAATTGTGTTTACTACCTGTCCACATTTTTATAGCAAAAATATCTTTCATCACTCATCATCCTCCGGATAAGCACTAGCCATCAACCCAAGCGCAATCAAGACCAGCACTCCTAATATAATTACAACCATCAGAAATTCCCCCTAATCAAATTCTCGACCAGCTCCCGGTCCGATTGATCATAAGGGTAATACCGCATCGAAAGCGAGAACACCCCGTCTGCATCCAATTCAATCGCAACCTTCCGCATCCCATTGACGAAATAAATATGCGGATGCTTAGCCCATTGAGTCACGCGGCCAGATTCAATTACCTTCTTAGCTAATTCACTAATCTTAGGTTCCGTTTGATTAGCCAAGGACTTCAAGTAGTCAATATACCCTCGGATAGTCTTCCGACCATAATGAGACTCGCCACGTTCCGCCTTGAGAATTTCTTCTTTGATACGGTCAACATTGTCAGGCGCCAAACGAACGCCATTACCGTTCTTATTCAATCCTAGGCGGTAGTTTTCTTCCTGCCACTTCAATTTCTCGACTCTTGCTTCTTGAGCGCGTATCTCGTCATTCTTAGCAGATAGACGATCATCTAGTTGACGGTTACGTTTCATCCAGGCGTCAGCACCGCGCTTGTCATTAACCGGTGAGCCATGCGTAATCTTGGTATGATCATACATAGCTTCCACAATCGCTTCCGATTCAGCATACAGTCTAGCTAGTTTAGACTCTGCAACTTCCAATCTGGTTGTCATAGATTAGTTCTCCTTCCACAATAACCGCACCAGTGCCGGAACATTGAAGCCAGCCCATGAGGTCTCCCAGTTGTTGACAGATACAACTGGGAGGGCTGAGTAACCGTGCTCCTTAATCAGATTCAGTGCCGCCGCATCTACCGTGACATCGACATATTCAAACTCAATGCAGTGTTCTCTCAGCCATTTCTTGGTATTGTCACAGTTAGTACAGTTCGGTTTCCCGTATACAATAATCATTTAATTTCCTCCTCTACTACATAGCGAATCTTTTCGCCATCTACAATTGTTTCATATAGCTTATGAAGCCGCGGTTTAGCATCGTCCCCGACTTTCCATTGCCGGACCAATCTAGGCCCCGCATCATCCTGCTTAACTCTTTCAGGAGGGTGACTGTTCATCTTCAACACCATCAGCACACCAGCAATCAGAATCACAACGGACATTACTAGTGGAATAATCAAGAATCTATTATCAAACTTAGCCATTTTCCTTCCCCTCCTTGTCCATCCAAGCCACTGTCATAGCTATGTAGTTGCACATATCTAGCAAGCTATCACGCATGGACTCATTGACTTTAGCATCCGGACTTTTTACCAACTGCTTAACCCGTTCAAACTTATGGTAGATTTGAGCAATACCTGGAGTAAGACCGAACTCATTCAACGTCTTTTCAAAGCTATTTCCATAATCGGAATTCTTCCGATCATAGGTGTCTTTCATTTCTTTTAGGACCGCATCATAGCCATGGTTATCTTTTTGACGTTCTTCTTTTTTTCTAGAGTGCGCCACAAGCATGGCCACAGTGTCATCAATAGCATTGTCACCTCTTTTATTAGGCCCTAAGATTTTGGAAAACGCCGCCGGATAATTCTTTGGTGTATAAACGTTTGTGCCCTTTCCAAATGTTTCGCAAGAAACCCATGTTGCATCAAATCGTCTTAGACCAGGAAACTCCATAACCAAAATATACTTAGTACCATTTGAACCATATTCAAACTCTCTAGACATTTCGTCAGGCAAGAGATTATCCAACCCATAAATAGCGTTGTATGTTTGAAGTACTCTTTTCACATCATATTTTGAATTCACTTCATAGATCATTCGTCTTCCCTCCTACCGATGGCACCGCACCACACGCAGATGCTTTCCTACTCGATTATGCTTCCGTAGCCACTGGAATACTACTTCTTCCGTATCAGCTACAAATCTAATTTTGTCTTTCCCCTCAACTGCTGCAAACAACCAGTCAGTCTTAGGTAAGCATTGATGGCGCGTTGGAATGTAGGTCTCACAGTACCCATCCTGGACATCAACCCTATGGTTGCTATCAGCCCAATTTGACCTCATCAGAATGCACCCCCGAAATGTTCATCTGGGACTGCATTATAGACCCCATTAGGAACCTGTTCAGGTGCCGGATAACTACCAGGGCCAGCATATCCACCTTGGTAAGCACTCTGACGATTCTCTTGTGTTTTCTTAGAGTCCAAGAAGTCAAATTCTTCTACAACGAAAGTTGTTGTATAGTTGGTTCTTCCGTCTTTTTCGTACTGACCCGTTTCACAACGTGCCTTTACTGCTAACTGGCTACCCTTCTTGGCCCATTTAGCAATTGCTTCAGCGGCACCACGCCAAGCACGGACCCTAATGAAGTCAGCATCGCGTTCACCGTTGTTATTGGTGAATCTCCGGTTAACAGCTAAGTTAAACTCAGCTACCGCAATACCGCTACCAGTGTATTTAAGCTCTACATCGCGTGTTAAGCGACCAATAAACGTACAATTATTCATCGGCTGCTACCTCCTTTTCTTGTCATGACGCGGTGTTCATAGTACCGCTTCATGTCGCGCAAATCGTCGCGCATTGCCAATAGGTCTTCTCGATTACGAATAGCAATCGTCTTGTTTTGTCGTTCCATCCGACGGCAGAAGCCAATCTCAATTTCCAACTCCTTAATAACGGAATCGAACTTATTAGCTAAATCTTGTTGGCGGGCCACTCTGATTTCCCGTTCATGATCTAGCTTATTATCTAAGCGAGATAACCAGTTTTCGTGATGCTCCACATCACGCATCAACCCAACCACACAAGCTCCAACTACAAGTAGCAAGATTGCTACAAACCCATAAAATACTGGCATCATTTTTTTATTATTCCCCTTTATATTTTGATTCGGCGGTTCTTACCGCCCATTTGCACTTCCTTAGCCAAACTATCCAAACGTTCACCAAGACGGGTGACATCCATCGGCAGGACATCCCTTCCCATTCGTAACTGATCCAGATAGTCGTGCTTAGTTAAATTTGAGGTGAAGAAGGTTGCCTTCCCATGCTCCATCCGATAATTCAGAATGGCATACAGAACTTCCTTCACCGACCAATTAGATGGCGTCTCAGTCCCAATGTCATCGAGAATCAGAACCTCAGACTTTTTAATCTTGTCCACTTCTCTAATAAGCGACCGACTGTCTAAATTCATTTTCTCTTTGATAGTCCGGAACATTACGCCCACATTGATGAATGTCACACCAATGTCTTTATCTACTAGACGTTGGCTTAAGAACCCCATTAGGTGCGTCTTACCAACACCCATCTGACCTACCAACCACATGCCAAGATTCTTTCCATCATGCTTGTAGTTGGAAATGAAGTTTTTAATGTATGTGACAGCTTCAACCATTTCAGTTGTCACATCCGACTTTCCAATTACAGCATCCTTGAATGTCCGCGTGGTTTCGTCATAGACAGCAGTAGCCATCATTCGCTCACCAGCTTGCATCCGGTAAGCCATAGCTTCAGACCGCGGCCGGTATATCAACTCGATATTGTTGTTTACCAGGGCCATTTCAACCTGGTACCACTTATCGTAGTTATCAGCAGTTCTAGTAATTACCCGCCAGTATTCCAACAACCTAGTGATATTTCGCTGCACGATTTCGTCCTCGCGTCGCAAATCGTGCGCCAACAGGAATTCTTTCACCAGTTGGTTAGAGAAAACCTTATTCAGGGTCCGCTCCACCATTTCTCGGTGGTGTGGTAGTGGCTGCACATCTTGCAAGGCACTACTTACTGACATCATTCCATCCATGAAGTAATGTCTCCCTTCTCAAGTAAGGTCTTTGCTTCATCCTCGCTCATTGAAGGTTTATAGGCAGGAGGATTAGAAGGCATTTGAGATCCCGCATCATTCAAATAGCTTTCAAACTTTTCAGAATTAAACAATGTCGCAGGTCTTAGATATACTCGCATCTTGTTGTCCCTTAGCCACTTGGCAGATTGATTGTCAATTACCCGTTTCATATCATCTACCGTGTATCCTTCTTTTAGTCGAGCGGTAATATATTTTGTGTTCCCTTTCGATTTAGGCGAAAATTTCTTTCTCGTTTTCTCATTCAAGTAATCAATGACTTTTGCGACATCATCCTTGGCATCGTCTGGCTTGCCAGAAAATAT